TTCTTTCAGACGGCATAACGCCGATTCCGACAAGCCCGACACCTCGCACACATGGCGGGCGGTAACGCCTGCAAGGGCGTGCAAGATTGCACTTTCGTTTTTGCGGGCAATTTCGTTAGTGGAGGGGTAGGATTTAGTCATCGGGATGGCCTACTAGCTCGAACCTGAAATAACTCTGGATACTCCAGCTTTACCCGCGCAGGGATGCCTCTGTAAATCCAGTTCTGAACCCTTTGCGGAGAGCAACCAAGAATTTTTGCAATTTTGGTTGGCCCACCGAGGGAAATAATTATTTTTCTATCGTCCATATTAAACGCAAAGTTTAAGAAAAGAACTTATATTAAACACTACGTTTAATAAAAAGTCAATCATACTGTTTAACAACGTTTTGTTTAAATGCTGGAAAATAATGAAAAAGGAGTTTGAAAATGAATAAAGAAATACACGAGACAGTAGGTCGGCTTTATGAGGCTGCTAAAGATTTGAAAAACATATCAAATATGTCTGGGCTGGCAAGATTATTAAATGTCTCGCCTCAAACTATAAAAAACTGGGAAGCTCGAGGAATATCTTCAAAAGGGGCAATCGAAGCCGCAGAAAAGATAGGCTTTTCGATAAATTGGCTTCAAACTGGAGAAGGCTCAATGCGTCTAGCCCCCGCCCAAGACGAAATCAAAGACATCCACCGCCCGATGCTGTGGAGCAGCAACGACCCGCTGCCCGAAGACGACTACACCTTTGCCCCCTACATGAAGGAGCAGGCATTTTGCGGCGGCGCAGGCGCATTCGAAATCCCCGACTACAACGGCTTCCGTCTGCCGTTCGGCAGGGCCACGCTGCGGCGCAAAAGCATCAGCCCTGACAACGTGTTTTGCTGCACCCTGACCGGCGACAGCATGGAGGAGCGCATAGCCGAAGATGCCGCCATAGCCGTAGACGCGGGCGAAAAGACTATACGGGACGGCAAAATCTACGCCTTCCGCCATGGCGACCTGTTCCGCGTCAAATACCTCAGCCGCCTGCCGGGCGGGCGCGTCAAAATCAAGAGCCACAATCCGGCCTACGAAGACGAAGAAGCGGGGCTGGAAGACATAGAGGTCATCGGCCGCGTCTTCTGGTGGAGCGTGTTGGATTGACAAATGTTGCTATTACGACGAGATAATATTGATAGGGCTTTCAAGATTGTCAAAAATAGGCGTTTTGATTCCCCTTGGTGGCCTGGTGAGTACGATGCCGGTATGAATTTCCTTGGCGTACAAGGAGAGTTGAAGGTTCACGAGCTGCATCACAGAACAGCAACCCTGTGCTTTGAGTGGCTTGGCGAAGTATCTGCGCCGCGCAGAAAAGAGGATTACGAAGACCTCAAGCCAAATGTGTTGTATGACTTTGATGGCTCCGGCAAGCATTTTGCCAACCCGGATCCAAGGTATTTATTGCCCGTTGGTTCAAGCGGCCTAATCTTAAAGCATATCCAAATCGATGATGAAGATACCCTGTTGCGGCTATGGTGCGTGCGAAATATCCCAATGCCACACCGGCTATCTAAAATCCCGATGCTTCGGCAGTATTATCTAAGCAAGGCATGGCACGAAATTTATGCTATCAACCAACACCTAAGGGAAACGAAGCTGATAGTTGATGTGGTATACAGCCCCACAGATTAAACTTACTCAGCCATATGTCAAAATAATATTTGATAACTCATTACTTACAATAAGGAATTTAAATGTCTACTGACTTCAAATTAAGATATTTCAAGATTGAACAATGCGGATATTTCAATGGATCGCATAAGAATCCGCAAGGGTATGATTGCATATTGCAAACCTTACATGACCTGAAAGAGTATATCTCCAATAAATCCATTCAAGAAACAGGCATATCGAATAATGATCAAGAGCCGACAACTTTTATATTGGATATTGAACACAATGATGGATTTTGGATTATTTCTCTTTGGAATAAGACTGATAAAGCATCGTCCGATGAAGTTGTATCGCTTGATTTGTCGAGTAGGATTGGAGAGCTGAAATCAGAAGAAATAAAGGCATCCAAAGGGAAAACTTTTGGATTTGTAAGCTATATTCTTATTTGCCCTGAAAAGAGGTTCTATGCAACGCTGATGCCGACGGGGGCTTCATTTGCAGGTCGGGAATCATTTGAGTTATATATCAAAAACTTCCTATGGATAAATCCAAAAGTAATAGAAAAAACAACAATAAAAGAAACAAGTAAAGAGGGCGGGGAATTTTTTGTTGAAAAAATAAACTTTAAATTGCCGAATAAAATATCGGGAACAATCACGCCGCACTTTGTTTGCAAACTATTAAAAAGCCAATCTGAAATAGATTATGTAGTTAAAAATTATAACAAAATCACACGCATTAAGAATAATTGCACAGTCAAGGTAACGAAGGGAGAATCAGACGGGGTATTGAAAAAATATCTTCCCAAGTTGTTTGGTAACACAAGTTTATTCGCACCTTTAGAGACCATCAGGATTAAAACGGAAACCAGCGCGGGCTTCCAAACTGAGAAAGACTTGATTGAATGGATTTCCGGGTGGGAAAAGGCCGCTATAGACCCGGAGCAGGATAACTGCGGTTTCATGTTGCGAGGCGATTCAAAAACCTATTGGATACATGGCAATATCGTTACCAAAACGATTCCGGCCAGCGGATTACATAAGGTAAAAGGCATCTACCCTGCTATTGAAACCCTTAATATTATGCTAAACTCGAAAGGGTTGATAATATCCGAATACACGGCAAATGTGGGTTAAATGGTTGTTTATACTGCTGTCTGCGGTAATCATCGGCACAGCCGCATTTTATGGCTCGGCAGTCCGGTTTAGTGAACAGTGGGTGCTTTATGAAGCACTCCGTTCTACTGCATCCATTATTTTTGCTGTTGCCGGAGTATGGTTGGCTATCATTTATCCTGACAGGCTGAAAAGCCCTTATAGCAAATCATCTGCCGACCCCATCTACCGAAAAGGGTTCAAGCAGCTTTTCTCTCCGGTCATCCATTCCATCGCCGTTCTCGTGGCAGTGTTATTGGTGGGGCTGCTTGCACCCTTGGTTAAGCAAATTCCTTTCGCGATGTCCCATATACATCAACTCCGATCGGCATCGATGGCTTTTTTAGCACTACTGACAACGTTTCAAATCTACACCGTACTTTCCGTGCTGGTTCCGGTGCTTAACATCTTGGATAAACATGACCAAGATGCCCATGTCGCCGATGTATTAAGCTCCCATCTACACAAATGATTTTCCCGATACCCTCCTAATCAAACATAACACCTCACAATTCAACCCGCCCGCATCATGCGGGCTTTTTCATACCCCGCCGAACCTGAAAACAACACAAAACCGACACAACCGCCCGAAAAGGCGGTTTTTTATTGCCTGTAAAAAATAAATTCTCTTTAAAATCAGAAGCAAGTATAGTTTTCTATACAAAATATGTTTAGATAGCTTGACTTTATATGTTTAGTTTTCTATACTGCACCCATCGAAACAAAACAACCAAGGAAACAGAAATGAAACATCTGGCAAACATCATGCGGTTCAACGACTGGGACACCAAGCAAGAAAGCACCGTAGGAAGAATCATGGAAGAAGGCAGGGGCAAAAAGAAACGGGCATGGATAGAGTGGGTAGGCAGCCCGATGCTCGAAGAAGTGGAAGGCAACTACCAAGACGCCTGCCGCATCGCCCTAAACGCCGACACATGGCACTTCATCAGCCCGATCTAACAAACCCACCCGCCCCGAAAGGGGCGGAAGGAGACGAAAAATGCACAACCCCTACATCGAAAACCCCGCCATTGCACGGGCGATGGCAGATAACGAAGCCGACTGGGCATACACCTACGCCAAAGAGGAGCAGGAAGAAGCCGACAAAGAAGAAGCCGAACGGCTGACCAAGAAATACGGCCTGCAAATCCTGATGGAATGGGTATGGGCTGACGAAGCCGAATATACCCGCGAAGAATACAAAGCCGCTTATACGAAAAACGACTTTGAAAACATGATGCGCGAATTTCTGCAAGAACACGGCGAACAACCCATCGCGCTGGGCATCGAAATGCCGAACTACAACAAATACCTCGCACTGCGGACGGTACGCATGGCCGCATAAGGCGGCATCGGCCTAAATACGGCATTGCAGACAGGCGCAATATGCTACCCCGGGCGCGGGGGAGTGCCGCAAGACGCAGGCGGCAGGCAGAGACAGGGGGATTCGCCGCCCCTCCGTATTTAGACCGATACCGCTTTGAGTAGACATGATGATAGTCCATCAATGGTATGCCGTTAGTCGGAGAGTGGGCATACCACAGGCACAGGAAGAGCCTGATTAAACCTTCGACAGCGTGCGGACGGCCTCCTTTCCGTCGCGGCACGCAACAATAAACAATTATCGGACAGGGTGCGGCAGCTTTAATCCCTGGCTGGACGGGGCATTTCTCTCACCCCATCCGCGCCCTGCCCCATAAATGTTTAGCAAAGGAAACGGAAATGAACAAGGTAATCAATTGGATGCTGTTTTTCGCCGCGCTGGCCGTACTGGCCGTCTACGGCGGCAGCGAGGCACAACCCACGAAAACCCCTGCGCCCGCATGGGATGCCGCCAAAACGCGGCAGGAAGTGGAGGCAGACGTCGCATGGATGCGCCGCATGAACGCCGTGGAGGCAGAAGCCGCCGCCCGCGATGCAAAAGCCGCCAAAGAATTTGAGGAAGCCGACAGGAGTGATTGGCATCCGCCGTATGAGTCAACTGGAGATAAATAATGTTTGCCGTATTTGGGAAAATCTTAAAACGTGAATATGAAAAATCTTTTAGCCGTTTTGGTGTAAAGATTAAAGACGAATATAGAACATTCGAGAAAGACAAAGGTTGCTATCAAATCTCACCCGATTTTTCAACGGAAAGTACAGCAATGCAATTTATAGAGCTTTGCAAGGGTAGGGAGGAAACAATAAGGCCTGTCTATATTGCAAAACTCGGTGAGTACAGCATCAAGGGCAAGATTGCGATTGATAATAAAACAGGTCAGAAGAAACTTAAATATCACAAGTACAAGGCTGTGGAGTAAGCCATGCCGCGAATCATTACCTGCCCCGCCTGCAAAAAGGCAAAGCCGGAAAGCGATTTCAATCTACAGAAAAACGGCTTCAGGCAAAAACGATGCCAAACATGCGCGGAGCGGCAGTCAAGGTACTACTGCAAGCGAAAGGCGGAAAAATACCTCACACCGAGCGAAGTAAACAAATTTCCGCCGATGCCCGAAATTTTAAAACCCGCCTACTGGCACAAATACCCATGACCGTTTCAGACGGCCTGAAAAAAGGAAACCGAAATGAGCAACACGCAATTAACCACCCTGTCAGACCAACTCGCCGCACAATTTAATTTAGGCAGCGGCGAAGGCCTGCTGGACACACTCAAACGCACCGCCTTCAAAGGCAACGTAACAGACGATCAAATGGCCGCGCTGCTGATTGTAGCCAACCAATACCGCTTAAATCCATGGACGAGCGAAATCTACGCTTTCCCAAGCCAAGGCGGCATCGTTCCCGTAGTCGGTGTGGACGGCTGGGCGCGCATCATCAACGGCAATGCCCAGTTTGACGGCATGGACTTTGAGCAAGACAAAGATAGCTGCACCTGCCGCATCTACCGCAAAGACCGCACCCGCCCCGTAATCGTTACCGAATACATGGACGAATGCAAACGCAACACAGCCCCATGGGAATCCCACCCGCGCCGGATGCTGCGCCACAAAGCCATGATACAGGCCGCCCGCTTGGCCTTTGGCTTCGCCGGTATTTATGACGAGGACGAAGCCGAACGCATCAAAGATGCCAAAGACCACGCCCCCGCCAATGCCGCCAGCCCGTTTGCCGGAGAACGCGACAACCCTGACCGTGACGACCTACTGAAAACCGCCGAAACCGTGGCTATCCGCGGCTTGGATGAATACAAAGGCTGGTGGCTTAGCATCAGCGCCGAAGAACGCAAAATCATCGGCATGGACGAACATGAACGACTGAAAGCCATCGCCATGCAAACCATTCAAGCCGAGATGGAAACCGTAGAGGAAACCGTAGAGGAAACGCAATCATGAGCGAACAGCGCACTCCCGAATGGTTCGCCGAACGCCTAGGCAAGATTACCGCCAGCCGCATAGCTGACGTAGCAGGTAAAACTAAATCCGGCAGCTACGGCGCGGCGCGTAAAAACTACATGGCCGAACTGCTATGCCAGCGGCTGACCGGGCAGCAGGAAGAGAAGTTCACTTCCGCCACCATGCAGCACGGTACAGATACCGAACCGGCGGCCCGTGCCATGTACATGCTAGAGACCGGCGCGGACGTAACCGAAACAGGTTTTATACCCCATCCGTCTATTGCTATGAGCGGTGCATCCCCTGACGGATTAGTCGGCGAAGACGGGCTGATTGAAATCAAATGCCCCAACACTGCAACACACTTGGAATTTTTGCAGAGCCGCAAACCCAAACACGAGTATCTGCTACAGATGCAATGGCAGATGGCCTGTACTGGGCGGCAATGGTGCGACTTTGTCAGCTATGACGACAGGCTACCTGAAAAGCTGGCTTATCGCTGCATCCGCGTCCCGCGTGATGACAAGCTGGTTGCAGAACTGGAGGAGGAAGCCATCAAGTTTTTAACTGAACTGGACGAAACCGTCCGTCAATTGAAGGAACAAGCAGCATGAGCCTACAAGAAACAAAAGAATGCACCTGTTGTGGGCGGATTTTCTATAAAAGGAAATCTGATTCTATAACCCAATGGAGAAATAGAAAATTTTGCAGCATAAGCTGTTTAAATAAATCTAGGGATTTCATCCCAATTCATTTACGTTTTTGGAAATTTGTCAAAAGGCTATCTAATGAATCTTGCTGGGAATGGTTAGGTGCTACAGATGGTCATGGCTATGGATCTATAGCAAACACGGCTACAAGCCCTCCGATAAAAGCACATAGATTATCTTATGAAATACATTATGGAGAAATCCCTGAAGGGAAAGTGATTTGTCATCATTGCGATAATCCAATTTGTGTAAATCCGCATCATTTGTTTGCGGGGAGCCAAAAAGACAATATGCAAGATTGTTCTGAGAAAGGCAGGATAAATCCGAAATCTATTAAAAATCTAGTTTCTGGCAAAAAAGGCTATTTAGGTGCAGCAGTTGAGAAAAATAAATGCGAATGGAGTAAATAAATTATGAGTTTAAATAAGGTGTTTCTAATAGGAAGATTAGGTCAAGATCCAATCGCCCGCCACATGCCCAACGGCGAGGCCGTCTGTAACTTCTCCATCGCCACCAGCGAAACATGGAAAGACCAGCACGGGCAAAAACAAGAGCGCACAGAATGGCATGCGATAACCCTATACCGCCGCATGGCCGAAGTAGCCGGGCAATATCTGAAAAAAGGCAGCCTCGTTTACATCGAAGGCCGCATCCAAAGCCGCAAATACACCGGCAAAGACGGCATCGAGCGCACCGCCTACGAAATCATCGGCAGCGAAATGAAGATGCTGGGCGGCGGCAATGACAGTGGGCAACAGGCGCAAGCAGCGCAAGCAGAAACGCCAACGCCACCACGCCGTCAGGCTCCCGCCGCACCCGCGCAACCCGTAGATGATATTGACAATGACATCCCGTTCTGAATCCAGGATATAAAAATGACTACTTATGTTTTCAAGATTAGTGCAACTGACGAAAAGATGAAAGTTGAGTACCCAACAAAATTTGACAGCTATTCCACTCAAAACTTCGCAGGATTAGTTGCCTTGTGTGCAGCCGTACTAACTTCTTCTTTTCTAAAAGATATTAGCGCCCATATCGAAAATGACCCAAAAGGGTTCTTGGATTCCGCGCTTTCAGTAATGAAGAAAGTAAATGAAGAATTTAAAACTAATGATGAAGTACAGCCCTAGGAGCAACCCATGACACAGCAATTCAAATTCGGCGACCGCGTGCGCTGCAAACAAACAGGCGCAGAAGGCCTACTGATAGCCACAGGCAAAACCGCCGCGTGGATTATCTGGGAAGGGCAGAAATGTTCGAATTTTTACGCCTACGGCACTTTTGAACCCATCCCCCACCCCGACACTTCACGCTTGGACTGGCTGCTTGAGAAAGACCACCACCTCCGTTCGAGATGGCGCACAAACGAACATGACAACCTGCGCGATGCAATAGACGCGGCCATGCGCATAGCGGCGGCGGAGGCCGTCTGAAAATGCGCTACGGCAGCCTGTGTAGCGGCATCGAAGCCGCAAGCGTGGCATGGGAACCGTTGGGCTGGCAGCCCGCATGGTTTGCCGAAATAGAGCCGTTCCCATGCGCCGTTTTAAACCACCACTGGCCGCACGTCCCCAACTACGGCGACATGACGCGGCTGGTCGGCAAAATACTCAACGGGACGGTCGAAGCCCCCGATATTTTGGTCGGCGGCACGCCCTGCCAAGCCTTTTCCGTTGCAGGGTTGCGCGGCAGCTTGGACGACGAGCGCGGCAATTTAACCTTAGTCTTGATTAGGATTTTAGATGCAATTGACTTTATTCGGCAGCGCGCCGGAAAGCCGCCCTGCATCCTCGTTTGGGAGAACGTGCCGGGCGTGCTCAACACCAAAGACAACGCCTTCGGCTGTTTTTTGGGCGGATTGGCCGGAGAAGATATGCCGCTTGAACCGGCAGGGCAAAAATGGACGAACGCAGGTTGCGTGCTTGGACACAAACGCCGCATCGCGTGGCGTATCCTTGACGCGCAATATTTCGGAGTGCCCCAACGCCGCCGCCGCGTGTTCGTTATCGCAAGTGCTGGAAGCATCCGCCCCGCCGAAATACTTTTTGAGCGACAAAGCCAAGCAGGGCATCCTGCAGCGGGCGCAGAGGCGGGGCAAAACCCTGCCGCCGCTGCTCCTGCAGGCTCTCACTGGGACGATCCAACCAACCCCCACCCAACCTTAAACCAAAGCGGCTGCGGCGGCATCATCGGGCAGAGCAACCAAGAGATATTCAGCCTGCGAGGCGGCGGCCTGATACCCGTGAGGATGCGCGGCTTCGGCGACTACATCCAAGACAACACCGCCAGCACCGTAAAAGCACGCGACCACAAAGATGCCACCGACCTAATCGTCGTGCACGGCCGGCAAGACCCCTGCACCTCCGACCAGGCGTTTGCTTTGGACTGCCAGCACAGCGGCAATACCAACGTTGTTTGTATCGCCGGGAACATCATTGGCAGGCAGCACCACAGCGGCGGGAACGGCGTTGGCGCAGACGATAGCGGCATCTGCCACACCCTCACCACCACCGACCGCCACGCCGTTTCAGACGGCCTGCAGGTACGCCGCCTGATGCCAGTTGAGTGTGAGCGTTTGCAGGGCTTCCCCGACAACCACACACAAATCCCCTGGCGTGGCAAACCAGCCGCCGACTGCCCGGACAGTCCGCGCTACAAAGCAATCGGCAACAGCATGGCCGTTCCCGTGATGCGTTGGATAGGGCGGAAAATCAAACAGGCATCGCCCAGAACGCAGGCCTTATCTGCCTAGCCATCCTTAAACGCGAAATGCGGCAGATAACAGGCAAAGAACCAGCTTTAATCGATATCCAATAACCCGCGCGGCACGGTTTGCCGCATCCCAAACCAACCTAGGAGCAAAAAAATGAACAAAACCGAATTAGTCAAATCCGTTGCCGCACAAGCAGGCTTGAGCGACCACAAAACGGAAAAAGTAATTAAC